AGATTCCATCATCGCCGAATCTCACCCGACCATCCAGCTCATAGTGCCGATTGCTCGACTCGCACATCAGGATTGCATCCACCAAGCGTTGATCGGCAGCAGCAGAATGGGCGGAGTAAAGCATCAACAGAAGGGCAAGGTGTTTCATCGTGGCTCCTTTGGTTTTGGTGTCTAATGCTATTTATCGGCAGGATTCGTGGCATTTTCCACGTTCTGCAACACCCCTTTTAGGGTTGAGGCAGTGTACGGCTCGTCCTTGTCAGTCAATACCCCACCCATCGTCACCACGTCTGCCGCAATAGCAATCGGGGTTTCAATAACCACACCGACAACTGCTTTTGTTAAGTCTGCGAAAATCCCAAACATTTTAATTCCTTTCTTTAGTGTTACCCTTGAACCTGTCAGGATAAATGCACCTATTACCCCCCGTTAAATACCGCCCAAGTTCCTCCGGTGTCTCGGAGGCGGCGCATGAACGGTATCCCATGCTCGCCATAGCTTTATCGCCTTTGGTGTTGCCGATGACGGCATGGATGCAGTTGCGGCAGATCCTTGCTGGCATCAGAACGGCGCGTCGTCGAAAGCATCGAATGCGGCTTTTGTTGTCTGGGCTGGCTTCTGCTCGACCTTCTGCTCAGGCTGGTCTGATTTACCACCAAGCATCTGCATCTGGTTAACAATGATCTCGGTGGTGTAGCGGTCAACCCCTTCCTTGTCCTGCCATTTACGGGTCTGCATCTTTCCTTCAACGTAGGTCAATGCGCCCTTTTTGAGATATTGCCCGGCTATCTCAGCCAACTTGCGATAGAAAGTCAGGTTGATGAATTCGGCACGCTCCTGCTTTTCGCCAGCTTTGTTTTTCCATGATTCATTGACCGCAATGGAGCAATTCGCTACCGCGTCGCCGTTTGGCAGATATTTAACCTCTGGATCGCGTGTCAGGTTGCCGATAAAACTGCAAGAGTTTAGTGATGCCATGATTATGCCGCCTTTCTGTTGTTGAATTGAATGTCGCCTGCGAACTCCTCCAAAATCCATTCGAGCATCATTTCTTCTGGAAGGCCAAAGTTCTCTGAAAGCACCTCAAGGATTTCCGCTCTGTTGGCGTGGGTGCGCTTTGTTGGTGGGGTACTTTGGCGGTCTGCTACTTGATCTTGCGATTGAATAGTAGCTCGCTCACTTTCGCTTACTGGCGGTTTCCCCCGTTGATCGTTAGCCGATTCTGCGGCTTGTTTCGCCCGTTCTGCAAGGATAGCTTCGGCCTCCGCTTGTGCTTTGGCGGTGGCTTTGGCTTCTTCCTCGGCCCGGATGCGCGCTGTCTCTGCCTCAAGCCGGGCGGCTTCGTCCGCCTTCTGCTTCTCGATCCGGCTGGTGATGGTTAGCGCGAAAGCATCCATCGGCAAAACCATGAGCGATTGCAGGTCGGGGAAGAGGGCGCTTTGACCGGCTGCGTTCTCTTTGCACCATGCCAGCTTCTTGCGGATGTCAGCGGCCTCTTGATCGACTGCGAACTTGGCATCGCGCAGCGCGTTGTCCACCTTCTCCTGCATGGATGCCAAAGACTTCAACCCCTTGATAGCATCGGCAAAGCCCATGCGTGCAGCAGATACGGTGGCGCGATTCAGTCCGATAGGCTTGATCTCTACCTCAAGCTGCATGGCGTACTCGGTGAAGTCTTTGTCGGCCTTGGTAACAATTGCGCCCTTGCGCTGCTCCTTCTCCGACTTCACCAGCTTGTCCAGCATCAACCGCTTGTCGGCCAACTGCTTCTTGATGTGGTCGAGCGTCCGTACCACCTCATCAACGGTGGACATCTGCGCGAGTACGCTGGCCTTTGTCGCTTCCAGATTGGTTTCAGCTTCCTTGCAGAACTTTACCGTTGATTCGGCATCTGCAAAATCTTGGTCGCTAACCAGTTCTGTTTTGATTGCAGCAATGAATGAGGTGGCTGCTTCCTTAAATTCGGCTAGGTTGCTGGCTGTCACCATTCCGGTCGCCTGCACAAAAACTGCCGGAAGGGCTTTAATGGCCTCGGCTTGGGGTTTTACCTCAACCGCTGCCGGAACGTAGTTTTTGAGGTCGATGTCGAATTGCCGCCAAATCGTAAGAATATGGTCGAATGATTCAGGCGCTGGAATCCAGCAATACTTCATCTTGGATTCAGTGCCATCCGAGGTCATAAACAGGCATTGCTTCGCGCCGGACACCATCATTTGTTGCTCGATCTGCAATTGGTAATGAGGCTCCAACACTCCACGATCAACCTGGGCTGCCAGGTCGTCCGACCATAATTTATGCTCGAAAACAACCTCCCCATCAAACGTGATTCCATCGAATGATGCCAAAATCTTCATTCCGTCAATCTCAACCATCCCTGTTGTGGGCGATAAATCAGCCCCCACTATCTCTTCGGCGATTACTCGGGCGGATGCTTCTGCCGCATGGCCTTTATTAAACAAGGTCTGTTTGAAGTCGTCCACTTCTGGAGCGATTCCAGTGGCCTTCTGCTTAAGCAGGGCGGCACGACTTGTGTATTTTGATACCCCAGCGGCAGCCGATAATTCGGATGCGTTAAAGCAACCTTCCCGCGCCTTTAGCCACCCGCTGCTGCCCTGGATCTCGTTTATAACAATCATTCCAAGTCCCCCCTTTCCCATGATTGAATCTCTTTAATAACCTCTTCCGGCAAAATGTACTTGGCGGCGAGGAAGTCGATTAGATTCTTCGCTGACTCTTCCTGCTTCTCAATCAAGCTCTTCGCGCTGAACTTGGTCACAACTCCGTCAGCATCAACCTTATCAGTAGAGTAACGTTTCAGGTCGGCGAGCGCCATGGTCTTGCGTTCTGGTTTTTCGGGTTTTTGGGTTTTGGTTTCGGTGTCTGTTTTATCTTCCACGTGCAACTCCCCTTTGTGCCACAAGTCCAGCGCAGCGCCAAACCGCATAGCCGCATTACGCAGCGCATCGCCAATACGCTCTTTCATCGCATCCCCGCCAGTTTTACCTTGAGCGTCGCCATACCCAAGCCTGGAGACACCATTCACTGTGAGTTTGATCCACAAACCGCCGTCTTTATCCAAAGATGGATGCCCTTCGGAATCAAGTGCCAGCGGTTCCCACGCCCACGCGGGGTCAACATCTAACAACCTGTCAGTGAGGGCAGCATGCCCAACATAATCAAGATGTACGACTTTTGGATGATGCCATCCGCCACACAATTGACATCTAATGCCTTTTGTAAAATCCGCCTTCACCTCATCAGTTTGTTGTTTTGTTGGCTTCGGCAGCTTACTGATCTGATTTGCCAAAAATGGCGTTCGCATTGTAATGTTTACTTTTTCAGTCATTTCCATTCTCCATTTGTTTGATTGCAGATTCTTCGCGCTCTGCTTCGCGGTTGTATTCAGCCTGCTCTAAAGCACGTTCGAGCTGGTCTTCGAGATATTCCTCTTCGGTTTCCATTCCACTATCGTTTATCATTTCATTGCCTCCTGTTTATTTAGAGCGTAGCAAGCCATTAGCAGGGGTTAAGGGTCATCCCCTACCTGCAATCCTGTTCCGTAGCCTATTCCTGTAATCCTATTCATTGAGCGATCAGATAAGTCAGTATCTGCAACTGCCCTTCCGTGCAAACCCTGTAGCCTGCACGTATGACCCTTTTTACTCCGCTCGTCTGGCGCTATTTGGCTCTTTGCGCCGCGACCCCTGCATCCGCAGGATTGCATTCGCTCGATCTGTAACGCCGACTTTCGCGCTGTTGTGTCGTCTGAGTACGGCATTCTATAGGCGCAAAAAAAGCCCGAATTAGAAAGAGTCCGGTTGAACTGTCCTGCAAGGCGTGAATTGGTTAGCAGCGTTTGTGCCTTACGGAACACCAGACCCTTACTGATACGGGCTTGTGAGCTGCTAACCAAACTACGCATATTAGGCCGTTCAAAGCCATAGAATGCGCGCATATATTGCATGATGTTTCCCTTCATGTCAATTAGTAATTACTTGACGGCACATTTCGGCGCTGATGATCGTTGCTTGATATTGCGTACCTGAAAGCTCATAGGTGCAAATCCAGCCAGTACCAGGCTGATAATCCGATGCAATCAAGAACCACATTCCAGCAAATGCGCTGGTAGAGATCGCAAGCAAAACTGCAAAGAGTAGTTTTTTCATCACTGTTCCTTCCATATAAAGTGCCGCAAAACAAAAACGTGAGAATCAATCGCATCCAGCGTCAGGAATGCTTCGTGCATCAATGTCGCCGCCAGCAATCGCACAGTCAAGCATCCTACGGTATCCTTCTAGCTCATCTGATTTGGTTGGCTCGTCGTGACCTTCTTCTTCTGCCACGTCCAGTGCGTATTCATAGCGGTCTTTGGCAACGTGCACAAACCCGTCAGGCCCCTCTTCCATTATGTAGCGCAGTCGTTCTGTATCACTGCTCATATCAACCCCCACACATAGCTTGTTTCACTTCAACCGCAGCGCCCAAGTGATTGACTCCACCCAGTTCGCCCCGATGCTCCGGTAATACCTGACTTTGCACAGAATGCGTTTCATTAGATTTTGCTCCTAGAAACCTCGGCCTTCAGTCCAAGGGGAATGTCACCTGCACCCAAAGGGTGTAGTTCCGTGAAGTGCCATTCGATGTAGTTGGCAAGTCCTAGATAGCCTTTTTCGTGCAACGTGCCGCCGTGTTTTTTTATTACCGCAGCGCGGAACTCATCAAGCGTTCCAATAAAGCAGCCGCGAGTTACTGTTATTCCTCCGAACGAATTTCTGAATGCCGTCAGCACCCCAAGCTCACCACCAACTTTTGACACCCACAGAAGCTGCGCATCGCCGTACACCCGCGCATCGCCGTACACCCGCGCATCGCCGGACACCCGCGCATCGCCGGACACCCGCGCATCGCCGTACACATGCGCATTGCCGTACACCCGCGCATTGCCGGACACATGCGCATTGCCGGACACATGCGCATTGCCGG